AAGTCATTGAGGACGGTGAGGGCGGAGCGATTGTCCAAGCGATGGACATGGCAGACGAGATGGATCAGTCGGAGCTTATTCCATTTGATGCCAACTTGGCTGAGTTCTTGGACGAGTCTATTTTGGGGGAGCTTTCCTCGGAACTTCGCAGTGCGTACGAGGACGACCTTTCATCGCGATCGGAGTGGGAGACGGCTTACGTCAACGGGCTAGACCTGTTGGGCCTCAAGACGGAGGACCGTTCTACACCATTTGAAGGCGCTTCGGGCATTACGCACCCGCTTATTGCGGAGAGTGTGACCCAGTTCCAAGCGCAGGCGTACAAAGAGCTTCTTCCAGCGGGCGGTCCTGTTCGCACCGCGGTCCTCGGACTGAAGAGCAAAGAGATTGACGCGCAGGCCACCCGTGTCAAGGACTTTATGAACTACCAGATCACGGAAGTGATGGAGGAATACGATCCGGATATGGATCAGATGTTGTTCTATCTCCCACTTTCCGGCTCGACGTTCAAGAAAGTGTACTTCGATTACACGAAACAGCGTGCGGTATCTAAATTTATTCCTGCGCAGGACTTGGTTGTGCCTTATTCTGCCAGTGATTTGCAGACAGCAAGCCGTGTCACGCATGTTTTGCGCATGGAAATGAACGACGTCGTCAAGATGCAGTATGCGGGGATCTACCGCGAAGTAGACTTGAGCGCGTCCGACGACGTTGAGGAGGACCCGGTTCGCAAGAAGGTCAACGAGCTCGAGGGCTTGTCCAAGAACTACAGCGACGACGTTCTGACTGTCTTGGAGTTCCACGCTTCGTTGGACATCGAGGGCTTCGAGGACCTTGATCCGATAACGGAAGAGCCGACAGGTATCAGCCTGCCCTACATCGTTACCTTGGACAACTCGTCTGGTGAGATTTTGGCTATCCGTCGCAACTATCCCGAGACAGACGTCCTAAAGCGCAAGATCCAGTACTTCGTGCACTACAAGTTCATGCCTGGTTTGGGCTTCTACGGCTTTGGTTTGATCCACATGATCGGCGGCCTTGGTCGCGCGGCCACAAGCCTGCTGCGCCAGTTGATCGATGCGGGTACTCTGGCCAACCTCCCCGCTGGATTCAAGGCCCGCGGAGTGCGTGTACGCAACTCTGACGAGCCGCTGCAGCCGGGAGAGTGGAGAGACATTGACGCGCCGGGTGGAAGCATCCGCGACGCTATCGTGCCTCTGCCCTACAAAGAGCCGTCCTCGGCCCTTGCATCTATGCTGGGCGGACTGGTGAACGATGGACGCAGGTTCATTGCTCTGGCGGACCAACAGACGTCCGAGATGGGCACTGATGCCCCTGTAGGCACAACTGTTGCGTTGTTGGAGCGTGGCATGAAGGTCATGTCTGCGATCCACAAAAGAATGCACTACGCGCAGAAGACTGAGTTTCGTCTGCTTGCGCGTATCTTCGGCGAAAACCTGCCACCTATGTATCCCTACGAGGTGGCTGGTGCTCCAACACAGGTTAAAGTCGAAGACTTTGATGATCGGGTAGATGTCCTCCCAGTCTCAGACCCGAACATCTTCTCGATGTCGCAGCGTGTTACACTGGCACAAACCCAGCTTCAGCTGGCCCAGTCTAATCCGCAGATGCATAATCTGCACGCAGCGTATCGTCGGATGTATCAAGCATTAGAGGTGCAAAACATTGACGAGATCCTGCCTCCAGAGGAGGCGCCTCAACCGCAGGACCCTGCGACAGAGAACGCATCTATAATTGGCGGGCAGCCCCCGAAGGCGTTCCCGCAGCAGGACCACGACGCTCACATACAAGCGCACGTTTTGTTGCTTGAGTTAAGTATCCTGCAGCAGACACCGCCGGTTCTAGCGGCGTTGTTCAGCCACGTTCTGGAACACGTTCACATGAAGGCCCGGACCATGGTTCAGCAAGAGATTGAGCAGATGCAGGTCCAGCAACAAGATCAGATGCAACAAGGCGTCGCTCAGATGCAGGTCCTGGCTCAGTCGGGGGCCATCCGACCTGAGATCGCTCGGCAGCAGATTCAGAAGCTGCAGGCGCAGGGCCAACAGCAGCCTCAGATGCCGCCGGATCAGATCGAGGCCCGTGTTGCGCAGGTTGAGAACGAGTTGCTTATCGAAGTCATGCCGTTGCTCACCTATAAAGGGGCCGGAGAAGAGCAGGATCCGTTGGTTACGATCCGCATGCAGGAGCTTTCCATCAAGCAGATGGAAGCGGAACAGAAATCTCAGCTGGACCAAGCTAAGTTGCAGCTTGACGAGATGAAGCTGCAACAGACAGCCACCTCTGACTCAGCCCGACTGGAGCTGCAGGAGCAGATTGCCGATGATCGCGGTGATGTGAACAGGGAGCGGATTGAAATGCAGCGCCGAAGGATGGAGCAGAAAGGGTGACGACATGACCAACAGCATGAAAGTTTCAGACAAGGGATTGCTTGAGATTGCAGAACACGAGGGCATTGTGCCGGCGCCCTACTTAGACAGCGTGGGCGTCCTGACGTATGGCATCGGCCACACAAAGAACGCGGGCGGCATTGATCCGGCTTCTATGAGCCTCGCAATGCCTGCCGATATTGAAGGGGCAATCGACCACGCCTTGGAGGTGTTTCGCATAGACGTTGCCAGCTATGAGGCGCGGGTTAACGCGGCAATCAAGGTTCCGCTTGCTCAGTTTGAATTTGACGCGCTGGTCTCGTTTGACTTCAACACGGGCGGCATTCACCGCGCCAAACTTAGCAAGAGAGTAAACGGGGGCGACCCAGACGCAGCAGATAGTTTTATGGGCTGGCTCCGTCCCCCAGAAATCCGCAAGCGCCGCACAGCCGAAATGGACCTGTTCGTGACGGGGAACTACGACGCCAACGGCGACAAAATCCCCATCTGGAAAACGAACAGCAAGGGCAAGCTGGTTGGCCAACTGCGCACAATAAGCGGGGCAGATGTTCTCAAACGCATGGGGCGTTCACCCGAAACAGCTGACGCGCCCGTTCATTGGCTGGTCGCATTGCTGCAATCGTTCTTTGGAGGCAAGTCATGAAGTATTTCAAACCCAAGAGCCTGACGTGGTGGTCCTCGTTTGTGCCGCTAATCGCGGGCGCTCTGGTGGCGTCTGAGCCGCTTCACGGGTGGTTGGCGGTCACGGCCACGATTGATGCCGTGACGGGCGGGGTTTCGCCCTCCCTGATGATTAACGCCGGCCTGCTGGGCATTGGCGTGCGGGGCGCTATGAAATGAGCTTTTTAATGGCAAAGCTGTACGGCGGGGCGGCGGTTATTTTGGCGCTCATCGCTGGGATCTTTGCACTACGTCGAGACGCGGTGAAGGACGACCGCAAAGATGCTCACATAGAGGATATGGAAAATGCACAAGATATTCGCCGCCGGGCTGATAATGCTACTTCTGACAAGCGGTTGCGTAAATACGATGACGCAGGCTGGCGCGACTGAGGCGGCGCTGTGCAGTGAGTGGCAGAAGAGCCTGCCAACGCGATCCCGCAGCGACACGACACAGACCCAAGACGAAATCCAGGTTGCGATAGCGAAGCACGCGGCGGTCTGTTTGGGTTGACTATTAACGTCATCGGGGTACATTGGCCCCCTAAGATTGCAGGGTTAAATCCCGTGTAGGAGAACTGAGATGCCTAATAAAAACGCCCCGAAAACATCACCACGTCCTCAAGCGCGTAGGCGCCGTGAAGATGAGGGCAGCACGCGTGACCCCAGCGGCAAGAACATCAATGAGCAAGACACTCAGTTCTTTATGAATGGCGGCATGGCCAAGAAGAAAAAGATGATGGGCGGCCAAGCAAATATGACGCCGATGATGAACGGCCAAGGTTACAGGGACGGCGGAGATGTTCGTCGCGCCGACGTCCGCGACAACCCGAAGCGCGGGAAGTGTTACTAATGACCACAATCATGATCAGCATCATGCCGGAAGGCATCCCCGTCGATAAGATGGACGGGGGTGACGACGGCTCCAGCTGCCCGATCGCGACACATGACGAAGAAGTTAACGACGTTAACAAGATGTATGCGCAGGACGAGGCTGATTACCGTGACGTTGAAGACGACAGCGGCAGCGATCGCTGCGGCAACTGCGGCGCGTTCAACCAGACTGAAGACATGCTGGACTGCATTGGTGATGAGTCTGGGGGCAGCGGCTACTGCCAGATTTACAAATTCGTGTGTTCTGCGGACTATGTTTGTGACGAGTGGATCAAGGGCGGCCCCATTACAGGTCCTGCTGAAGGATCAGAAAGAGATATTCTTTAATGGAGGGTGTTGATCTTGCGCGATACATGTATAAGCTACTACGAGAGCGCGAACAAGAAATTGCAAGTGCTCTGGGAAGTGATGCTGCCAGAGACTGGGAGCACTACAAGCTCATGGTAGGTGAGATACGGGGCCTTGCCTATGCTCGTGAGGAACTCAAAGCCCTGCTGGAGAACCACGCTGATGACGTCGAAGACCTTATATCTTCCTGATCATGTAGCGCAGAAAATTAACAATGACCGATCCGCTGATAATCCAGCGGAATCGTCCCCCGTTAATAGCGCGTATGTGTCCGCCGCGGATCGAGTTTTAGATCCCGCACTTTTAGACAAATCCCTGATGGACCGTTTGCCTCAACCTACTGGTTGGCGTTTGCTGGTCATGCCGTACCAAGGTGCGACAAAAACGCAGGGGGGTCTTCACATCCCTGACGAAATCCGATCCCGAGAAGCTGTGGCCACTGTTGTAGCCTACGTTTTGAAACTCG